TGATTGACCTGGAACGAATAGCTCTGGGCCACGCTCTCCGACCATGTAGGGCTGACCGCCTGATACTGGGCCTCCGTTTGCTTTTAGGCTAACTGGCGCTCCAAACGAACTGGTATTACCAAAGGGATTGGTCATGCCACCACCAATGCCTGCAACACCAGCAGAGCCTCCAGGGCTAGCCGCAGGACTGTTAAAGCTCGGGCCACCAAGCGCCTTCAGGATAGATTGGTACAAGATCATTGCTAATTGCTGAGCAATAATTTTTTGCGCCATTGCCAAGAAATCAGAAGCAATAGATTTCAACATGCCTGACAACGCTTCTTGGCCAGTCTTAGCGCCAGTAACAACATCGCCAAAAGCATTTGAAAATGCGTTGCCAATAGACGTAGCACCAGCGGCAACTTGATTCTCAAGTTTTATAAGCTCTGTAAATTGCTTTTGCATTTGAAAAAGCGGATCAGCTTCTTGCTTTTTACGTGCATCTTCTTCTGCTTTCCTGCGATCTTTGCGTGCTTTTTCTTCTGTTCTTGCTGTTGCTTCTACTGCATCTTTGTACGCAATAGCAGCATTAACTTTTTCTTCAAGCTCAATTCGTGCTGCTATTTGTGCCTGGACGTCTTCTTCCGCAAAGCCTTTTGCATTTTCTGCTATTTCACGTAAATCAATATTTAACTGGAACCTGCGCTGCTCTTCTTCGTTAAGCGCCGATGCCATGGAAGCTTGGTCCTTTAAGTCTTGCACTCGTCCTTTTGATAAATCAGCCAGTTGTTGCGCTTTGGTTAGTTGGTTGTCTGTGGCTACAATATTATTTGTCGGAGGGTCTTTATCTTCTGTAATCGTTGGTTTAGCCGTTGATTTAGCTGTCTTGAGGGCCTTCCGCAAGTCACCAAGCCTTTGCTGTGACTGAAGTAATTTAGCGTTTATGCCTAATAAAGACATTTTGGCTGCTTTATTTCTTTCGACCGAAAGCGTTTCTTCTTCTATTGCAATTGCAGACTCAATCATTTCTTTGCTGCCACTGTCAATGGCTGCGCTCATTCGGTCTTGAGCCGTCTTTGCATCGTTAAGACTTTTAATTAAAGCGCCAACGGCAAGCGTTATTACTGCAAACGGGAGTGCCGCCAAGGCAAGTTTTAAAACACCAGCGGCTGCAGCAGTTAAGTATATTTGAGCCCCAAAAAACTTAAACAACCCTATTTGAGTTGTCAGAAACGCCCCGAGCTTGCTTGCAATCAAAAGATCTGTAGCTGTTTTTAACGCATAGACAGCAGCAGTGGCTCCACCAATAGCCAAGGCTGTCTGCCCTATTGGTGTTGGAATTTGAGATACAACTTTGAGAAGACTTGCTAAACCGTTTGTGACTGCTGCCGCTGCAGGCTCAAGTCCTTTGCCTAAGGCTTCAGTAAGGTCATCTGTATTTTCCGCTAATAAGTCAACAGCGCCCGCAAAGCCAGTACCGGCAGCACGCGCAGCGTTGTCATACTGATCCTTAACTGTTTCAAGAATTAGAGCTTGCGCATCTAATAAGTTGCCTGACTTGACAAGGTTTTTAATTGTTTCAGTTTGACTTTCGTTAAAAGTAATTCCAGAACGTGAAAGCGCCGTAAGCCCACGGGTTGGATCTTCTAGTGCTTTAGCAAGTTGCACAGTCGCACTTTTAACATCAGTGCCCATTACTTGAGCAATGTTGGCGGCAACTTCAGAGACTTCTGTAAAAGAAGAAACAGCAATTGCACGAAATGACGACAAAACATTGAATGACTGTATGAAGTCATCCTGCGAAAATAGAGTCGCGTCTCCTAATTCGTCCGCAGCTTTTTTTAATTCTTCAAGCTGTGTTGAGGTAGCTCCTAATCTTGTTAACTGGCTTGTCAGCACTTTTACGTCAGCTTCTCTTTTCGCAAACTTGCTCAATGATCGATTGAACAATGTTGCTGCACCCGTAATAGCAACAACAGGACCAATTACAGAGCGAAAGCTAATCCCAAACCTTTGTATATTTGCCGTTGCAGTAGCTGTTTTTTTAGTTGTTGCGTCAACTGTCCTATTAAGCTTTATCGCTGCAGTATTAACGTTGGTAAGCTTTCTGACCGCGTCGCCAGAATCAACCCTGAGCTTTACGTTTGCCTCTGCCATAACCGCTTAGCAATAAACCTATCTTACCTCCGTCTTGTCTTTGCGCGATCCATTGCTTGCTGTTCCCGTTCACCCTTCAATTCGTAGTACGCAGCAAAATGCACAAGCTCCGCATCGGTTAGTTCCGTGCGAAGCCTGCTAAGCGTCATTCCCAGTTCGCAGGACAGAAAGAACTCAAAATTGAGCCAGCTGTCCTGCTTCAGTCGTTTTTTGCTTCTTCAATGTCAGCCTCTTCACCAAGGCCAAACAAGAACAGCTCAAGTTCGTTCAATACAGATTCAGGCAGCTGTCGCTGAAGCTTGGGAGCGTCAGCAGAAACAAAAGCTTTCGTACCATCCTCAAGCTCTGCCATTTGGCACAGCATCTGCGTGCTGATGTCTAATGCTTCTTCAGTGTTGGAAAGGCTTTGTGCTTTCTTGCGGTCAGCGCGTGTGATCGGTTTAAAAAACAGATCAACAATCTTTTTGCCTTCAGCGTTTTTCAACTCAAACTTGCGACGCTGGTTAAGATCAAAAGCCTCAACCAGCAAATCGACGGTGCGATTTTTAGCCATTTAATAAAAGCTTGCGCTTAAATCATAGCCTTAGATCACTCCAAATTCATAGTGATTGGCCCGCTAGTGATAAAGCTGCAGGACACAACGACTAACTCACCAGCAGTAGAAGTGATTTCCATTTCAGTAAGGATGCCAGCAAAACTTGCTGAATCCGCACCAGACGATGTCCCTGTAGTAAACAACTCAAAAGTTGCATCGGCAGGATCAGCCGCTGTGATTACATCTTCCAGGAAAGCAGCTTGGCCGGTTGCATCAGGGTCGTAGACCAGCTCTACGCTGCCAGATCCCGAAACCATGCTTCCCATGAAAGTACGGAAAGTATCACCTTGTTTTGTAGTGTCAAGAGTTTCTTTAGTGGTTGACAAGCTCCAGCTACGGGTACCAACAACTGTTGCCTTGCTACCGCCAGCAGCTGAAAATTGAACTGCTCCTTGCTCGCCTCGGATTGTTGCCATGGTCAGAGTTCCTCGATGGATTCAAAGGTCACACGGACCTGGGTTTGGAAGTAGCCCTCGGGCGATGGCAAAGCCAACACCTCTGGACCTGTAGCAGCGTCGAAGAAAACCCCCGACACGATGACCCTATTGTAAAGGTCTCGAATCCTTTTGCCGATGATGTAATTGGCTCCAGGACCAACACCTTTGGCTGAAAAGATGTTGATGGTAACAATTCCGATAAGCCTGTTTTGAGAGTCAGTTGTTAACCCTTGGCTTAGATATTCGCTGGCGCCAAAGCTGACAAGGCATTGCACCCAAGACGCTTGAGGAGTGGGCTCGTACGCCATGTTGTGAAACACAACAGGAATAGCAGGATCGCCAGCTAGCTCTGTTGCAAGCCTGCCTTCAATCGTGGCCCTGATTGCATTGAGATCAGCAGCAGCCATTAATTACGCCTCCGAAACGCTGCAATAAATTTAGGAACGCGGGTAGCAGCAATTTCTTTGCCAATCAAATCAGGGAAGCCTGGGACCGTGCCTTGACGTGTTTTGTAATTGCCGCCCCAAGACTCAGGCAAGTTGTTGCCGTACAAAACCGGCTCTGCGTATTCCATATTGTTCGTGATTTCAGCTTCAAACTTGCCAATGCTTGTTTGCCACGCATTGCGCAAGCGACCTGTATCAACCGGGGTTTTTTCTTTTACTCCTTTCGCCCATTCAAGTGCAGTCAGCTTTACGACAAGCTGCACTTCCTCTTCCATCAAATCAGCAATCTGATCAATTCTGATCTGACGTGCCATCGTTATGCCCTCAGGATTAGTTCGTAAGTGATCGCCGTGTTGTCTTGCTCTGTAGTTTCAACGCGAATGATCTGATGCACAACCGCGCTGATCACAACGCGATCTTTGGTTTCTGGTGCTGATGGCAGCTCTTTAGCTGCAACCGTCAAACGCTTATCACCTTGCTGGATAAGCTCATTCACCTCGCGAACGCTCACATCTTCCAAGACACCTTTGACATCGGTGTCGCTGGCTGTCTCAGTAATTGCGCCTGTTGTGGCGTTATAAGTGCCAGCAGAAACGTAACGAACCGTCACATCACCGCCAAACTTTGCGATGACTGTTCCGGCTACTTTTTCAAGGGATTGAGCAAGTCCCATCAGACGCTATAAACAACGACATGACCAGAGGTCAAAG